CCCCAGTCGTACGACGAAATAGTTCCGGGCAAACCGTAATTGGGATTCTTCCAATCACGTCCCCCGGCTCATTCGACGTAGAAATCTGCATAGTCTGAAACAAACAGGGACTCATCGCCAAAATATGGAGACGAGTCTCTGGTTTTCCAGTATCGGTTGGTGGAAAAGGCTCTGGAGGCTCTCCCATCATAGGACCAAGCACCTGTGCATACCTGACCCCATCCATGTTCGCCATCCCCAAGCCATGTCGAGGCTCAACGGGAGGCGCATTGGATCCATTGTTTGGCGTGTCGTAATTGACAAGGGTATCAGCGGCTTTTCCTGCCACATCAATTGCCCTATCCGCTACGGCACGCACGTTAGAATAGACTCCAGATACGGCCTTCACTCCGCCTGAAATCTTCGCTCCCACCGCTCCTTGTAACTCAAACGAGTCACTCCCCTCGGGAAACAGGAGCGCCCTTGGTGGAATGCGATAAGGAAAACAAAACCTAAACCCATCCCCCACGGAAACATACGTACGCATAGTAGCTCCCGTGGCGGCAATCGCCCAGGTACCCGACCACAAATCGGGATCCAAATTCGCCTCTAGCTCCGCCTTAGATTGCGGCACCAAGAAAAACTGATTTGGACCCAAATGCTGGCCGGGAACTTGAACAAAAGTTGGTGTCATCGCTGGCTGCCCAACAGCGACTGGCATCGAGCCAGCCATTGCATAATGGACGTCCGGCGTCAACTGACCATTAACCACGAGTGCCACATCCACAGGATCCAACACTGGCGCAAATGTGAAAGTGACATCCGCTCCGTCGGTTCCCCCGTAAGTCATAAGATTCACGGGGCCACGCCAGAAACGGAAGACACTCCCATAATACGTCAACATAGCTGCCGTAAACCGCCCAGGAATTGTAGTGTCCTGGGGCACAAATGCATCAATAACCCTCAACAAAGACAAAGCCGAAGTCGAGGAATAGTTCTGCAAAGGTTGAAGTCGCTTACACAAATCCTCCACCGTCGACACTTGCATAGTCAACGGCACAGGATGTGTCTTCACTGGCGCAAGAGGCTCTGCTGGCGTTGCCGTTGCCACCGGGGTCTCATTCGTCAGTGCATCTGCCATCTGCAACTTCATCTCATCCCTCTGTCCCACAAGCCACGAGGGCATAGTAGGTATACGATCGGGCAACGACCAGGGGAAAGTGCTAAGAGAATAATCCTTTGTAGAATTTATCTCATCAAACACAGTCCACCGAGCGTCATCGAAAGTATAATTATACTCCCTCGTCTCAAAGTTCCGTGCCACAGAACTCCAATCAGGAAGTATGGGATGTACCCCAACGTCCCCAAGGGCCAAAGTGAGCTTGAGTCTCAACGAATTAAAACCCACGCTACCAAGTCCCACGGAACGAAATAAAATACCAATGGCGTTCTGTGACAACGCCATAGGTTCATCCAACTTGCTCGACCTCCATGCAAGTGAACGATAATCCTCCTTGTGAGGATAAGACAAGTACGTCACGCCCAACTCCTGAGTTGGATCAACTCTCGTTTTCCTCGAAAGAAAATCCACCTCATCAATAGGTACACAGTCAACTGCATCCGCCTCATCCTTACTAGATGTGGTAAACACAATCCCATGAGCCTGGAAATAACGTTGCACGGCTAGAAAATTATAAAAGCCCCTCACTGCCGGAGTGAAAGCACTAGTATTATCATCACCATACACCATCAATTCCACGTCCTTATCAAAGGCCGCTGGCGCAACATACCTCTCAAGTTTCGCCTCCATCGCATTCGCCCTGAATGCACAACGGAGGAAGAACTCATTCATCATGTTGTTCCAGTGGACCGTGAGAGGATTTCCCGTGGTCCCACCAACTTGTTTCTCCACAACAAACTGGCCCAAAATAAGACGCGTACGCATACAATTGTCTAGAATGAGATGCCGAATCCTTTGCGATCCGACATCCCCATAATAGGCGTCCGTAACACGTTTCGCCATATCAAGGACCTGCTCATTTGATAACGAGTCAAAGTAACCATAATCCGCAGCCATGCCAAGTGTTTTTCCCCCACTTCGCATCTTCCGCTGCCTTGCATCCCAGTCAGCACTGTCAACGTTGATCCCCACACAAGAGGGCCAACCATACTCACAACGCTCTGTCTCCATAAAAGAGCCAAAGTGCCTGCGAGCCTCAATGACAAGTGCCAAAGGAGAATACATAATGAGACGTGGACTAAGAATCTTCGCTGGACGGCGAAGTTCATCCTTCAAGCCCAGTACGTAGGCAAACCAGGGGACCTCTCCCCCATGCTCACCATAATACTCTATCTCATCCAAGACATCCTGGAGCTCTCTCAACTTAACAACAAGGTCCCCTGTTACGGGGTCCTTGTAAAAGCAAAACGCCCTTCCCTTTTCACCGGGAGGACGCAAAGCGTCAAGAGGAAAACCAGGTGTCTTATCTGTAGCTAAACGCTTCATGTTCCCAAAACCATTTAGGGCCTCATGGAGCGTATAAACTCTAGGCATTACCTGCAAACGACGTTCCCTTGCCCTATCCATCATATGCTGAATTACCGGTTCAGCAACCTCTGTTGGAAAAGGCACAGTCCTCGATCCACTCGGCGCTATCGAAGAAAGCGCCGCACAAATCAACTTGAACGTCGAGTACTCACCTTGCCCATTGAGTACTGCTGGTGCATGCTGGACACCCACCACCAAAGGGTGACGAGAACGCCTCAACTCTGTCTGAACAATACACGTCTTACTCATAAGACCTCTTGGAACCAACAACTTTCCCAGAATCGTAAAAGAATCTGGAAGAACTGGTGCATCCAAAGGAGAACCCATGGGCGGCTGACGAGCCGCCCAAGATTCAATCTTAAAAGAGTCACGAAACATATCATTCCACAGAGGCAAACCTACCCCCGTCTTGTCAAACGCACGAGTTCGACAACCAATATGCATACCCAAAAGCACCGGATCAAAACTATTCTTGTAAAAAGCAATGATCGGCGCCCCACAGTCCCCTGGGGAGAGAACTGGTGGGTATGTATATGACCCCACTGTCGCGAGATCCCGAGACGCCGTCTGGGAATCATAGCGATAAAGCGATGGTTCGTAATTAACGAACTCCAACGCCTGTACAGCATCCTGTTCATGTGCCGGAGCCCTAATCACCAGGGCCGCCACAATATTACAAAGAGCCGGTGGTTCCTCACGCTTAGCCAAGCATGAGAGAACCGGAAACGTCATGGTTTTGGGCAATCGCATGGACACAAAGTCCATGTAAACACCCCCATCCAAAGACACTTCTCTTATCGCATCACGACTCAGGCGAAGATTCTGCGCAGTTCCTTTATAATCTGTGATCTCAATCACAACACCATCTGGCAAAAAACCAGACGGATGATCAGTAAAGAAATGACGCGGAACCCAAAGTTCTCCACCCCCAGGGGAAAACCCATAAAGTTGTCCACCCTTGTGGCGCAGGTGAACAACATTCTTCTGCACCTTACGCAACACGTCATTCATCTGTGCAACACGCTTAGACATACGAGAGTCATCAGGTGATACGATCAGCATCTGCTTCTCCATATCATCTTTTTCCTCTCTAATGTCCCAACGATGTTTCGCCTTGCCCTTCATCCGGGCCAAGGATTTACTTGTCATGCCAGAACTCTGGACCTCCACTGTCGGCGTGACAAACTTGTATACCATCGCTATAGCTGCAACGGCAACCCCAATACCCAGGGCCACCTTCGCAATCATACCAAATGGTATTCCAGTCGCTTTCTCCGCAACCAACTGTGGAAACGAAAATTCAGGAAGATTAAGTTTGGGCCACTGCCCCCACTTCCTCACTTCCTGGATATCGCTAACATCAGGTCTCTGCTCCACATACTCTGCAATGTCCTCCAACTGAGAACGCAAAGTTTGCAAAGCATGAGCGTCCAAAGGCTTAAACAAGGGCCGAATAGGTGGACGCCTATCGGGCCCAACATCCAAACCCCCATCCAAAGCCGCCGGGTGACTATCCTGTTTCTTTATTCCAACCTTGGGAGGTTGGGGCACGGAAACAGGAGGAGCACTCGACGACGACACACTCGAAGAAACGGGCGAAGGGAAAGGTTGAAGTAGCTTTTCTGGTACTTCATCCCGTCCCTTCGATTCCATTTGTAGGTCAAAGACATCCGCAACGCGGGCCGCACGAGCAGCCCTCATAGCGGATATCATCTCTCTATTCTGCAAATTACGCACATGTTGAAGTGCCATCTCATAAGAGATGGGTTCAATAGCGAGCGCATGCCCACAGTTCTCCGTACCCCCCACATAAATGTAAGGATAAAGGAGAAGATGTGGCACCGGTGAGACATCTTGCGGATTATCTCTCCGGTGCTGTTCGATCTTATCACCATCCACTCTACCATCTTGGCCCTTGAACTCTTCCTTCAAGACACACAAGATGGCAAAGAAACGACGACAAAACGCCCCGGGGTCCTGCAACTCCAAAGGCGAATTAAACTTTCGGTTGGAACTAGCGATCACGAGTTTAGACGTAAACATAGTCCCTTTCTCATTCACTGCAGCCATGTTAAGACCAGCCGGGGTCTTAGAACACATGCGCAACAAATCACCCATAATCACTCTATCACAGTCACCAAATTTGATGAATGGAAACAAATCATCATAACAGAACACTGGTTGCCCATTGTATCCGGAATAATAAGATTCATTACAATTCTTCATATAAAGTCGCTGTGATGGCGTCACTTCGGGAAACAAATCCCTAGCAAACGCCTCCATCAACCAAGTCTTTCCAACTCCGTTCCTGCCTTCCAAATAGACGGCCGGAGGTGGAACACGCGGTTGCGCATCCCTACGCAATAAAGCCATAGGCCGAAACGCTTCCAATCGTCGCCTAATATCCAACAAGACTCCCCTCGCAGGATTAGACTCTGCTGTCCAAGTCTCCATTTTTGCACACTGCGTCGACAAAGCATCGAGATACCTAAAATAGGCATCAAGGTGCTGTGGCTCAGCTAGCAAAGCTGGAGTTGCCTCCAAATTCGCTGCCATACCTGCCGATTGCTCAACGAGTTTGGCCAAATGCGGATCATCAACTAGATCCACATTAACCAAACCCGTCAATTTCGCCAGCTCCACAACACTCGATGGAAGCAAATGAGCTACACTAGCAAAAAAATCACTAGCATGGCTCAAACGTTTCACAAAGCGTTGAGCTGTTGAAATCAAACTGTCCTTATGGGCCTCACCCACAGGAACCATCGCTGAAAGCATCATCGCACACACCGCCAAAGGCGTGCGCTTCTTGCCCATCTCCAACTCCATAGTCTCTACAACGATCTCATTAGAAATGATTCGATCGTAGTAGCCTATAGCAGTAGAGACAGCAAGCGACGTTGCAACAATGCCATACCAGTAGTCCATAGCCTCTTTTTCAACCGGCAAGGTTGATTCCATAGCATAGAACACCGCCAAGACAAGGGTATGCATACCCACCACCTTAACAATGTCCATAAGACTCTGAGAGCGAAGTAAAATGACTCCTACAGCCAAAATTACCAAGCCAATGCCACGCAGTGAAAAAAGCCATCTTATACCACGTTTAAACGCATTCAACGTGGTCTTAACGACTTTTACAAGACCATTAATCATCTCCTTGACAGGGCCAAGTTCCATACTAGAAACATGGCCCAAATTCTCCAAGAACTTAGTCAAGCGAGACTTTGATGGTACAAGATCTTCATCTGCCTTGAAGAACTGCACATCACTTGGCTCTAACGGAGGAACCTCCTCGTCACCTAAAAACGCATACCCAAATACATGGGTTGCATGCGCTTCCATGATACCATCCGCCCGGGACAGTAACTCATTGGTAACAAAAAGATTGCGGGAGACCAGTTGCTTACGCAACCGATCCCGCCTCGCACTCGTAGGCAACTTTGCCCACTCACTGGCAACTTGCTTCGGGGTACGCCTCGATGCCCTAGCCACTACCTTACGGTAGCAGCTAGCATCGGGGTCCATACCAACAAAAGCCTGTTGGACATCCTCTGCATCCGCGATCCGAACGGGTCGCGGTTTAGAGAACATCGCTCCTTCCAAAACGAACTCCTTAACAATAGCCTCAATCTCCGAAGAGATTTTCACAGGCGCTTTGGTCTGGGTAGACAAGGATGAGGCAATCTCACCCTGAACAGAATATACCGTCTGTTCATCGGTTGGTTTCCCTGTAATCTGGGAAGTACTTAAATTTGAAGAAAACATGATCGACACGTAGATCTGGACGTGAAGGTTCACACTATGTGTGCCTCCAAGATACAAAATTCATTACTGATCCACTGGCAATCCACTTTCGTGGGTATGCTGGTACTGTAATAAACACTCCAATCTTCCATATGGTTCACTACGCCATATTAGAAAATAGTTATTATATGTATCAAATCAAGGACAAAACGATGTGGCTAGGGAATACCTTCCCCTCCACATTCGCTTGCCCAGTGCATTTCTGCGCTGTGTTCATTCATCAACGATACACCCTTACGAGGTGCACCACAAAGATGATCACACTTGGGAACAAGTCCCCATCCAGCTGTTGGTTTGTCTAGCCCAACCGCACTAGTCAATTAGACACAATTGTCTTGGGAGTGTAATTGATTACACTATCCAAAACTTTTCTCTACAATTAAGGTTACACCAAGCTATCCTAGCCGCACACAAGTTGCGGCCTCAGACGGCCCAGATAAATCTATAAATAATACCATACTGTCTTAGAATGAGATCAAAATATAGCACGAGATCTTACGGGATCGCACTAATATTTATCAAATCTTTCTTACAACACATTCGGTTTTTG